TATATCCAAAAGGTATGTTGCTATGGAACTTGCGTCGTAGCGGATTTAACGTGTTACAATACAAAGTTGGATACGTAGACACATCAGGTGCAACTACAAATCCACGTTTAAGCAATACACCAATGACAACGTATTATGCAAACCGTTGGGTAAGCCATGCCGCTAATCAAGTTAACGGCGCTGGTTCTTTTGGACGCAAGGCAGTACGTTCAGTTGTATTGGCCGCGCTTAACGCAACAATTCAAGGTAATCAACAAATACGTGATGAAGAATCTCGTGTGTTTAATTTAATTGCTTGTCCAGGTTATCCAGAAGCAATCAATGAAATGGTAGGATTGAATGCCGATCGTGGCTACACAGCGTTTGTGGTAGGCGACACACCTGCACGTTTAGAACCAAATGCAACAAGTTTAAGCAACTGGGGCAACAACGTCAATAAGGCTGTGGACGATGGTGATGATGGTTTGATTACAACAAATCCGTATTTAGGTGTGTTTTATCCATGGGGTTACACAACTGATTTGTTAGGCAACAACATTGTTGTTCCGCCAAGCCACATGATGCTACGTACAATTGCACTAAGCGACAATGTTTCTTATCCATGGTTTGCTCCGGCTGGAACACGTCGTGGTGGAATTACTAATGCAAGTAGCGTCGGTTATGTTAGTCCAGAGACTGGAGAGTTTGTGGCTACAGCATTGAATACTGGACAGCGTGATACGCTTGCTAGTATCCATGTAAACCCAATTACATACTTAACAGGTATTGGATTAGTAAACTATGGTCAGTATACACGTCAATTGTCAGCAAGTAGTTTAGACAGAATCAACGTAGCACGTTTAGTCGTGTACTTACGTCGTCAGTTTACACAATTGGCAAAACCATACATATTTGAACCAAACGACACAATTACACGTAATCAAATTAAACAAGCGGCTGAACAGCTATTGTTAGAGTTAGTTGGACAACGTGCATTGTACGATTATCTAGTAGTGTGCGATACAAGTAATAACACACCTTCAAGAATCGATAGAAGCGAATTGTATCTAGATGTTGCGATTGAGCCAGTGAAAGCTGTTGAATTCATCTACATTCCATTACGTCTAAAAAATACCGGTGGCATTAAAGCTACTGGCGGTGTATAATTAGGAGAACATTAAATGTCAATTGCATCATTATCAAGATTTACAGTACCGCTAGCATCGGACCAAAGTTCAGCAACACAGGGCATGTTAATGCCCAAGTTGAAATATCGTTTCAGAATCAGCTTTGAAAACTTTGGCGTAGATAAGTCAACTACAGAATTAACCAAGCAAGTAGCAGAAGCCGCTCGCCCACAAGTTAGTTTTGAAGATAAGACCATCGAAGTTTACAACAGTAAAATTCACTATGCCGGCAAGCCAACATGGCAGAAACTGACTATCAAACTACGTGACGATGTTACCAACGCTGTTAGTAAACTAGTTGGTCAGCAAAATCAAAAGCAATTTGATTTCTTTGAGCAAAGTTCAGCAGCCAGCGCAGGTGATTACAAATTCACAATGCGTATTGAAATGCTAGACGGCTCCAACGGTGCTGAAGGCAGTACAAACCCAGCAATGGAAACATGGGAACTGTACGGTTGCTATATTCAAGAAACTAATTTTGAAACATTGCAGTACAGTAGTGCAGATGCTATGATGATTACATTAGGCATACAATACGATAATGCACAACAAGTTACTCCTGGTTTAGCTTTTGGAGCACAAGGATTTAAACAAACTCGTGGTCTTAATGCTACAGGTGGCGGCGGCAGTTTAGGCGCATAATATAAAAACCCACTTCGGTGGGTTTTTTATTGACTAATCAATAACTACCCATATTAAACGCACGTATAAATAATAGTATGGCATTTACTCCTACTAATCAACTGGTCCCGGACCAAACTATTTCATTAAAAGATCGTGCTCACGCGGCAAGATTGTTTGCCGACGACCAATTTAGATTAGCTCCTAAATGGAATTTTTCCTTCCATGTAGCATTTAATATTAACTCAGCGGCTTGTAAAAATACTTCTTTGTTACAAACATACGGCCAAGAAATTAACATGCTGGTTAAAAGCATAGACTTGCCTAAATTTAATGTCACGTTAGACACGGTTAATCAATACAACAGGCATAAAGTTATACAATCACGTCATAAGTTTGGCGATATTAATGTTAAATTTCACGATGACAACATGAGCCTTATTAATCAAATTTGGCAAAATTATTATAGCTACTATTATGCAGACAGCACCAGTGCCGCCCAGACTGGCGCATATAATAGAAATGCCACTAGAAGTAGTGATTTTATAAAGACTACGTTCGGATTAGATAATGGTAGTTCAACTCCATTTTTTAATTACATAAAAATTTATCAAATGGCACGACATGAGTGGATCAGTTATACATTAATTAATCCTGTAATTAAATCATGGGATCATCAAAATGTTGCCTATAATAAAAATGATGTTCACGAGTTTGCTATGGCTTTGAGTTTTGAAGCAGTAACATATGACATGGGATCTGTCAACGACGGCACCGTTGAAGGTTTTGGTCAGGCACACTACGATCAAACTGCTAGCCCGTTGCAGGGCGGGTCGGCAGGAACAACTGCTAGTCCTTCATTTGTATCACAACAATATAATGCTACCAATGCCATTTCTAACCTAACTAATATAGTTAATACTGTACAAGGTTATCAAAATACAAAGCCACTTAATGATACCACCATTGCAAATTTAACTTCAACAAACACTAACCCAGCGGCAATTAGTGGATTGCAAGGTGTAACATTTCCGCTTAATAATGTAGTTAACAATACAACTACTGCAACTCCTGTTCAATTATAAAGGATATATAATGTCTGGTAATTTGCCCACCGTATCTGCTAATAATGACGCAAAATCATTCTTTGACAAGTATTTTGTTAATCAAATAAGTTTTCCAGCAAATGAGATCGATCTTACTGTGGCGTTCTTTACAAAAAAAGGTTTTGATATTGAAAGCGCACGTAGTACTGCTATTGTAATTTTAAATCAAGCAAGAACAGATAATGTTAATGTTTTTGATTTATTAAACAGTTTAAAAACTCTTACTGATGTGCAATTAAGTCAAGTAGTTGCACAAATATTAAATAGCTACAGAGAAAAAATTAGCCTATTAGGTTATCGTGTAGCGCCAATTGTAAATACTTACGAAAGTCGTAATATCTTAGTCTAATATGGCCAATAAATTTGCAAAGGGCAAATTTGTCATGGCCCATCCAGAAAAATATATAGGAACGAAAATTCCTTTTTATCGTAGTAGCTGGGAATGGACATTTATGCGATTTTGCGACAACAATGATAATGTACAAAAATGGGCTAGCGAAGCTGTACAAATTCCATACAGGGATCCGCTGACTGGCAAACAAACTATTTACGTTCCAGATTTCTTTATACAGTATGTGGATGCTAAAAGTCGTATTTTAGTAGAGTTGATAGAAATCAAACCAGCCAGTCAAACTATTCTAGAACGTGTGGGCAAGAACAAATATAATCAAGCACAGTATGTGAAAAATCAAGCTAAGTGGGCCGCCGCAAACTTATGGTGCAAACAACAAGGAATACGGTTCAGGATCTTAAACGAAAATGATTTGTTCCAAATGTAAAGCTGATAAGTAATGTATGACTAAAAAATTAGAAGAAATCCTAAATTTGCCCGAAAGCAAAAAGATCATAAAACAAGAAGAAAAGAAGCAGTTGTCTGCTCCTGAACCCTTGCTACGAGATATTAACGAATACGATAAGATCAGTGCGGCCCTTCCAATGGTAAAAGGGCTGGGCGATCTAGGTGATGCCGAATTAGACGAGCTAGCACAAAAAGCCAAAGATGCTTACGAAGATATAATGGATCTAGGCATGAATGTAGAAGCACGTTACAGTGCCCGCATGTTCGAAGTTGCGGCTAGTATGCTAGGGCATGCTATCACAGCTAAAAGTGCAAAGCTAGATAAAAAGCTGAAAATGATTGATTTACAGCTTAAAAAACAAAAATTAGATAATGATGCTAACGGCGCCGACGACAGCGTTACTATCCAGGGCGAAGGAGTTATTATATCAGACCGCAATAGTTTGCTGGAAAAACTCAAGCAAATGAAATAAATATAGTACTGGGATATAACATGAAATCATTTAAAGAATACCTAACAGAAAGCAAAAAGGTCTACGAATTTAAGATCAAAATTGCAGGCGATTGCCCTAAAGACTGTGCCGCAAAAATCAAAGAAGCATTGGCTTGCTATAATGTTGAATCTTGTTCGGCTGGCAAAAGTAGTCCTATTACAGAAAAACAAGTAGATTTTCCAAAGTTAGAAAACGTCGGTGCAACAATATTTGATGTAGTTGTAACCTATCCAACAACTAACGCACAGATTCATGAAGCAGTTGCTAAGAAATTAAAAATTGCTATGGCGGAACTTCGTGTGCGAAACAAGTATGAAGAACAAGAACTCGCTATCAATCATCAATACGATGAAAAAACAGGCAAGCCCTTGCTTGGTACAGACGACGAAGATTCTAATTTCCAAGACCTAGTTGGCGAAGAACAAAAATTAAGTTTCTTAAAAGGCCTAAGCTCAATGAGCCGTGGCTTAGAAGAAGTTACTGGCACGAATGATCAATTGTTTGCTAAACCTGCAAAGAGCAAAGCACAAGATATCCAACCAACTATAACTGAAAAATCAGGAATGATTAGTACAGTTGGATCTAAGCATACTAAACTATCACCATCGGTAGCTGGTGTCAAACCCAGTCTTTTTGGTAAGGCTAAAGGAAAATAAAATGGATATTAAAGATATTTACAAACGTGTCAGAGCAATTGACGAAAATCAATCAGTAGAAGAATGTGGCATTATGCCTATGCCAGGCCCAACTGGTCAGCAAGATAATGTCAGCATGAATCTTAGCATGAACGCTAACGGTGCAGGCGGCATTCGTGACCTAATGGGAATTTTACGTAACATTGAACACGGTGAGAATCCTGCACACGATGCCGATGGACATGATGAACTAGATGCATTATTTGGCAAACCAGAGACTGATGATGCAGACATGTTGCTAGGCGCGGTTCCTGCTATGGAAGAAGAATACGGAAACAGTATGCAAGGCGCAAGTGGCGAAATCGAATACGACTCTGCCACCGTTAATAATATAGGTTCAAATGATGGCCGCGCTGGTGTTAAAGCACATAAAATGAATGGCGGTGAGAATCCACTTAGCGAAGCGTTAGTCAATCGTCTAAGCGAATTATATCAAGAAGTTAAAAGCAGATAATGTTTAACTTTGCCAAATAGGCTCTTCGGAGCCTATTTTTTTCAGTAAATAACAGTATGGCAAAATCACTTGACGGCGTCTTAACCAAAAAAGCGCATACCAAAGAAACCTTCACAGAAGAACAAGTACAACACTTGCTCAAGTGTGCTGACCCCGTTGAAGGGTACATGCACTTTGTCCAGAACTTCTTCCACATTCAACATCCTACCAAGGGCAAGATGAAATTCGAACCCTATGACTATCAGGTAAGATTATTACATAGTTATCACGACTATCGCTTTAACATCAACATGATGCCGCGACAAAGTGGTAAAACAACCTGTGCCGCTGGATATCTTTTGTGGTATGCCATGTTCCACCCAGATCAGACTGTACTAGTTGCCGCACACAAATACACAGGCTCACAGGAAATTATGCAACGTATTCGATATGGATACGAACTATGCCCTGATTTTGTCAGAGCGGGAGTTGTAAACTACAACAAAGGTTCAATGGAGTTTGAAAATGGTTCAAGAATTGTATCAGCAACTACTACCGGTAATACTGGTCGTGGTATGTCTATATCCCTACTATACTGTGACGAGTTTGCATTCGTGCAACCTAATATTGCAGAAGAGTTTTGGACTTCAATAAGCCCAACACTAGCAACTGGTGGTAAGGCAATTATAACGTCAACCCCTAACAGTGACGAAGACACGTTTGCTACTATCTGGAAAGAAAGTCAAGATTTGTTTGATGAGTTTGGCAACGAACGATTAGACGAAATGGGACGCAACGGTTTTCACGGATTCCGTGCCGAGTGGCATGAACATCCAGACCGCGATGATGAATGGAAACGTGTTGAGTTAGGACGTATTGGAGAAGAACGATTCCGTCGAGAATACGGATGCGAATTCTTGATCTACGACGAAACACTAGTCAGCAGTCTTAAATTAACTGAAATGTTAGGCAGAGATCCTTTATTTCGTATGGGACAAGTTCGCTGGTACAAGAAACCAACGCCAGGTAACACGTATCTTGTTGGATTAGATCCTAGCCTAGGAACAGGTGGTGACTATGCAGGTATACAAGTGTTTGAATTACCTAGCATGGTTCAATGTGCTGAGTGGCAACATAATTTAACTATTGTACAAGATCAAGTAAAAATATTCAGAGATATAATTAGATACATTCAAACGGAAATAGGTGAAGATTTCCGTAACAGTATCTACTGGAGCGTGGAAAATAATACCCTGGGCGAAGCCGCATTAATTGTAATTGCCAACTTGGGCGAAGACACGTTTCCAGGATTATTTCTAAGCGAGCCTGTACGTAAAGGGCATGTGCGTAAATTCCGTAAAGGATTCAACACAACACACAGCACAAAAATAAGTGCGTGTAGTCGTTTGAAATACTTTGTGGAAGAAGAAGTAATGACTATCAACAGCAAGACTTTAATCAGCGAACTTAAAACATTCATTGCCGCAGGCGTTACTTTCAAAGCCAAAGAAGGGCAACACGACGATTTAGTAGCCGCAGTACTGCTGATTGTACGCATGATTGCTGTATTAGCGGAATGGGATCCTGCTGTTTTTGATCGTTTAAGTTTAGAAGCCGGATTAGAAGACGATTGGGTAGAGCCCTTGCCCATATATATATCCTCAAACATCTGATAAATATAAGATGGAATCAAATTTAGATAAAATTGCGTTAGATTTGTACGATAAGATACAAACCAAGTTTCCTGAAGTGGAAATGGGTGACGAGCACGGGGACGTTTTAAGTAAAAAAGAAGACATCCCTAAAGCCAGGTTCTTTGAATTCGAATATAAAGAAAACGACAAAGTTTTAGGCACTATTGCTATTACACTAGATGTAGACGACGGCGTAGTTGTTCAAATCAGCAGAGAGATTGTGGACAGCAAACATCACGGAGCGTATAAGTTTATACGCGGATTCCGTCGATTTGCCAAGGACAGATTATTAAATTTTGATATTAAAAATATTGGAAAAAGCAATCTTGATAAAAGAGATTATGCTTTCCAAGCTAAAGCTAAGGAAGAACCGATGAACCCTATTATGGAAAATAAAATGTTTGGAACCTCTCGTATGAGTTACCAGGATTTAGGAGAGGCACGTTTAGTTGTCAAACACAGCCAAGCAGTTAATCCAGATCTTCCAGCTGGCCGTACCATGCACATTGAGGCAATTTATATTGAGAACGCAAGCGGTGAACGTTTCCGTTATCCACATAAACATTTAAATGGAGCTCGTGCATTAGCAGAACATATTAAAGCTGGTGGTAATCCATATGACGGCATTGGCAAACACATTACTGGCCTAAGCGAAGAATTAGCACAATTACGCAAGTTCAAAGGTTATGTTGGACGTAACGCAAACTTGGCAGAAGCAATGGGCGGCATCACTGACATTGTGTTTGAACGTATAGAAGCTATCAAGAAAGAAGTACACAATCTACAACGCCCTGTATTCTATACACAATTTGCAGAATCATTTGAAGCCTACGAAGACGAAATGATCCCAGAAGAGATAATGAGCGATTTGATTGATCGTTTGACCATCCGCACATTCAACGAAGATCTCAAGTCAGCATTTCCGTACATCTTCCGTTTGGTAGATGAAAGTAGTATACCAGTCAAAGAATTATCACCAGATGATTTGTTAGACGAAGTGTTTGACGGCGACAAAGAAGAAGGCACTACTCACAAAGGCGGAAAAGTCGAAAAAACTAAACACGGTATTAAGCATACAAAAACAGACTACGAAGACGCCCGCACAGAACCAAAAGAGCCTTCGTCACGTTATAAGAAAACTCCAATCCTAGATCCAGAAGATCAGTTTGAAAGTTTCATGAATAACATTTATAATGAAAACATGAACGCAGACGACCATGTTGGCATTTTCAGCAGTGATAGTGATATTAGAGATAATGCGGTTAATGAATTAAATAGATTATTATCTAGTGATTTTAAAGGCGGTGCCGCAGGCGATGCTAATGTTGCTATGTCATTAAAAGATCTAGTGCCTAATGCAATCATTGGCAAGTTAGCCACCTTAGATCCTGAATTAGATGTACATAGTGCGCTACAGATGGCACTACAAGACGAAGCGGAACAAAATCCAGATCTACAAGATACATTAGATGAACTTGATTTTACCAAGAGTGGAGATGTAGGCGAAGAAGAAGTTGCGGCCGCAGGCCCTGCAACAGATGCAAGTGCTCCGGCAGCTCCGGCACCGGCAGCTCCGCCCGTACCAGCGCCCACCGCTGAAGCACCGCCTGCCGTAGATCCAAATGCACCACCAGTACCGGCGCCAATTGCGGAAGATTCAGAAGATCCTCCCTTTGACCCGGATCCTCCAAGAAAAACTCCTCCAGCACTAGCCGGAAAACACGGACAAGGCCACAGTACTGCTAAACATTTAGCCAAACAAGGTTTAATTAAAGCAATACATGCGGCTAAGAAAGCAGGCGCAGACTTAGATACAGAATTAGATTTCGGACACAGCAAAAAAACTCTTCACGATACAATCAGAGAATGCGGCATGAGTCCTAAAGACTTTGGATTTGAACAAAAAACAGGTGTTCAAGAAATATTACAAAGTATTAGTGGATTTTGGAATCGCGACGCAGAAAGCCAAGGCCTACACGAAGGCAACTTTACTAAAGGTGGAACATGGACTAAAAGTCATGTAATTTCTAACTTTAAAAATGGTGCTTACGAAAACGCAACACCAGATGATGTTCGTCGTGTATGTAAGATGATTGACAGAATGGATCCTCCAAGCAGTGTTGGGCACGAACAATCACATATTTTAAAATTAGCAGGAGTTGCACACCAAGCACACCCAGTTGACGAAGAAGCAAGTGATGCAGATTATCGTAACGGTATGGACATGGATAGTGACAATGCTGGAGATGATTCTGCCGGTATGGATGATCGAAATGGCATGGATGTGGCCAGCGATCAATTTCCCACAGATAATGCCGAACTAGATAATAATGAAAAAAGCCAAGTTCAACAAGCCATACAACAAAATGCTCCAATGAGTCAAATTGGACAAATGATGAAAGCCTTTGGTATTCAGATGCCCAAGCTACCAGGTATAGATGGTGGAGAAGGTGAAGAACTACGCTTTGATGATATGGGCCCACAGATTCAAAAGTTCATACAAAACATGACAAAGAACATGCCTAATGCAACTAGTACCAGTACACAATCTGGCACTATTAATGGACAACCAGCACAGTTCAATGATGTTAAATCACAATTTGATAAAATGATGGGTGCAATGGGCGGACAAGGCGCACAAGGTATGGATTTTAAACCAGCTGATCAAGCTAATTTATTACAAGTCGACAATCCAGAATATGTTGCCCGCCGTGCGGCAGCTTTACAAAAACCAGGCGCAGTAGTTGGACACACTACTGTAAGCGAAAGCTCAGAATTAACAGCAATGTTGAAGATTGCTGGACTAAGATAAGGAATTGATATGAAACGCATCACAGAATCAGAGCTAAAATCTCACACTAGCAAACTACGTGAATATATCACTGTAATAGAAGCGACGCTTCCTGCATCTATTCCGGGCAGTGTAGATAATATTACTCAAGGTATTACAGGCGGCAATTATCAACAATTGCCTTATAAATTCCCTCCTAAATTTCCCTCAGGTAGTCAGCTCGACAAAACACCTCCGGCAGCTCCGGCAGCTCCGGCAGCTCCGGCTAAGCCAGCGGCACCTAGTGGATACCAAGGTAGTCCGCAAGCTCAGGAAATTAAAAAATTGAATCCCGATGTTATCAAAGATGTTAATTCAATCGGTGTTGGAAAAAGTATCAAATTACCAGACGGTAGCACATACAAAATTGCTCCCGGCGATACGTTAGATGCAATTGGTGCTGGAAAATACAAAGGTACTCCTCCCACACCTGCGGCAGCTCCTGCGGCAGCTCCTGCGGCAGCTCCTGCGGCAGCTCCTGCGGCAACAACAGGTGACGCTCCTGCGGCACAAGCACCATTACAAGCGCCAGGAACAGGAAGCGATAGTGAAGAAGGTCAAGCAGAATTTGATCCAACGTGGGGCGGAACAAAAGCACCAGCTGACACTCGTAACTGGTTTAATAGAAATCTTAATCCATTTAGCAGTGCTCCACAAGCCGCCAATCAAAACGCTACGTGGGATAACGCTCAACAACGTGCTGTTAGCAACCCAACTAAACCAGCGGCACCTGCTCCAGCGGCACCTGCTCCTGCGGCACCTGCTACCCAACCTGTGTTAGATGGCTCGGGTAAACCAACCAACATGGTCTCGGCCAAAGAATCAGTACAAATGGATGAGATTAAACGTTTGGTTAGTCTAGTACATTATCGTTAATCGAGTAAAATACTCACATTTCCAGCAAGATTTCTCTTGCTCTGCTAAATAAAAGCGTATACAATAACATGTATGCGCTTTTTGTTTAGTAGGTTCTAAACAAATATAGGCAAATAAAATCGCGGAAACGCAAAACAAAGGCTATTAATAGGAGAAACAATTATGGCATCTTTAGCAGAAATCAGAGCAAAACTCAAGGCAGCAGAATCGAAAGGTTCAGACAACAATCGTTCAGGTGGTGATAAGTCAATTTATCCATTCTGGAATCTCAAAGAAGGCGGCGAATCTACACTTAGATTCTTACCAGATGGTAACGCCGATAACACATTTTTCTGGGTAGAACGTGCAATGATCAAATTGCCATTCGCCGGAATTAAAGGTGAATCAGAAAGCAAACCAGTAACAGTACAAGTTCCATGCGTAGAAATGTATGGCGAATCATGTCCGATTCTTAACGAAGTACGTGCTTGGTTCAAAGACCCAGCATTGGAAGATATGGGTCGTAAATACTGGAAAAAGCGTTCATACATTTTCCAAGGTTTCGTTGTAGAAGACGGACTTGGCGAAAAGAATGACGAGCAACCAGAAAATCCAATCCGTCGTTTCATCATCGGCCCTCAAATCTTTACAAGTATCCGTGCGGCACTTGTTGATCCAGAATTGGAAGATTTGCCAACAGACTTAGTACATGGTTTAGACTATCGTATGAAAAAGTCCAGCAAAGGTGGCTATGCTGACTACTCAACTAGTTCTTGGGCACGTCGTGAGCGTCCACTAAGTGACGAAGAAAATGCGGCTATCAAACAACATGGCTTGTTTAACTTGTCAGACTTCTTGCCTAAGAAACCAGGCGAAGTTGAATTGAAAGTTATGAAAGAAATGTTTGAAGCAAGTGTCGATGGCGAGCCATATGACATGGATCGTTGGGGTCAATATTTCAAACCAGCCGGGATGAGCCAAAACACTGGTGATCCTAATAAGGCAACTCCTAAAGCAAGTGCTCCAGTAGCACATGATGATGCAGAAGATGATACTCCTGCTCCAGTAGCAAAAACTACTCCAGCACCAGCACCAAAAGCTGATGCGGCAGCCGGTGACTCACGTGCCCAAGACATCTTGGCAATGATTCGTAATCGTCAAAAATAATAAACACGGCTTGGGCCTCTGAGACATAGTACTCACGCCCGAGTTTTTCATTAGGAGAAAACAAAATGGCAACAGCAAAAACAGTAAAGTCTTTTGGCGACAAATTGACTAAGGTAAATGAATCATTTACAATTAATATGTATGATAATGGCTTCATGGTAGAAGCAGGTGGACGCAACAAGAAAGGCGATTATGTCAACG